AGACGATGCAGGGGCGGGTACTTGATGGTGATTTAATCACTGGATGGGAAAAACGCCAGGTGCTTAAAGAGGACAACGGCAATATTTCGCAAACCGCAAAATCTCCGGCAGAGCGCAAGAGGGCGCAGCGTGAGAGGGAAAGAAAGCGGGAACAAAATGGCGATTGTCACGGCGCGTCACGAAATGTCACGCACATGTCACGACAAGTCACGACAGATAAAGATACAGATACAGAATTAAACCCCACACATAACGCGCGCATGCGCGAGAGTGCTCCAACCGGTGAGTCGCATGGTGCGCCGTTGCAGACAGCCGAACCTGAATACCTGGACGGCCTGAGCGAACCGATCGGGAAATTTTCGATGACTACTGTCTGGCAGCCGTCGTCGGATTTTCGACAACGGGCAGCAGTGTGGGGTATGGCTCTGCCTGAGCCGGAATTTACACCTGCAGAGCTTGCCGCATTCCGGGATTACTGGATGGCGGAGGGGAAGGTTTTCACGCAGGTTCAGTGGGAGCAGAAATTTGCCCGCCACGTGCAGCACGTCAGGGCACAGGTAAAACCAGTCAGCAAGGGGGTAAGCCATGCAGCATCAGGTGGCACGGCATCACGGGCAGTTCAGGAAATCCGGGCAGCACGCGAACAGTGGGAACGTGACAACGGATTTATCAGCAACGGAAACGGCCTGGAAGCTGTGGGAGCTTATGGGGGAGGTGTATTCGAACCGCTGGACACAGAAGAACGGGGCCGCACCTTCGAAGCTCTGGATTGCCCAGATTGGCGCGATGACTGAACAGCAAATCCGGCTGGTCTGCCGTCAGTGCATGGACCGCTGCCGGGCGGGTGAAACGTGGCCCCCGGACCTGGCTGAGTTTGTTGCACTGATTTCGGAGAGTGGGGCAAATCCATTTGGTCTTACGGTGGATGCAGTGATGGAAGAGTACCGGCGCTGGCGCAATGAATCCTGGCGATACGACGGGAGTGATAAATACCCGTGGCCACAGCCTGTGCTGTACCACATCTGCCTCGAAATGCGTACCAGAGGGATTGAGCGCCAGATGACGCAGGGTGAGTTAAAACGACTTGCGGAACGGCAACTGACGAAATGGGCAAAGCATGTTGGTAACGGGATGAGTGTTCCGCCAGTGCGACGACAACTGGAAGGGGCGAAACACCCGCAAGGGCCAACGCCAATTGAACGGCTGAAACAGGAATACGAACGCCGGAAGGCAGCTGGTTTTATTTGAATCTGAGAAACGATTTTGTCGGAGGAAATATTAATGGAAACCGTATTTGACGCACTGAAAGCACTGAAAAGAGCCTCTTCACAGGTAGTGGCGGCCAGCCTTGGAATCAGTCGTGAAGAGGCTGTCAACGAGCTGTGGGAACTCAAAAGAAATGGCGTCGTTGATAAAACTGGTCACACCTGGTTTCTGGCTGGCGAAGGTGAATCCCGGGTAACCGAAGAGCGGCCAGTAAAATCTGAAGCACAGGATATGCTGACCGGGGAGGTCGAACAAAAAGTTACCGCAGACATGATGATTGAGTTTATCGGTCAGGATGGGGCTAAAACGTGTGAGGAACTGGCGGGTAAGTTCGGTGTCAGTACTCGCAAGGTTGCTTCCACGCTGGCGGTGGTAACCGCAACGGGGCGGCTGGCACGCGTTAATCAGAACGGTAAATTTCGTTACTGCATGCCGGGCGATAATTTACCAGCAGAGCCGAAAGCCGCGCTGGTAACGGAAAGTGATGGTAAGGCCTTTCCTCAGCCAGCAGGTGCTGCGTTACCAGTCCGGGAAGCCGCAACACAGGAAGAAATTAAAACAGAAACTGTGGCGGACATTGTGCAGCCGTTGCCATCGTTTACCGAAACGCAAGCAGATGAGCTGATTTTTCCGTCCCTTCGCAGGGCAAACCTGGCGCTGCGCAGGGCGAAAAGTGATGTTCAGAAGTGGGAGCGAGTCTGCGCCGCGCTGCGGGAGCTGAACAAGCACCGGGATATTGTTCGACAGATTACTGATTCTTCCCGCCGTGTTGTATCGGAAAAGTGATTGCCGGAGGCGCTTATGGCAAAAGTATTTACACAAGAAGAGCGGGAAAAAATTAAAGGGCAGGTTGTTGAACTAGTACGCCGGAGTGGGCGCGAGACGTTACGGCAACTGGAAGCCAGGACAGGTGCGACAAGATATCTGATGAGCGTTCTCGCCAGAGAGCTGGTTGCCAGTGGCGATGTATACAACTCTGGTTACGGGTTATTCCCGTCTGAACAGGCTCGTAAGGACTGGCAAAATGCCCGCAAAAAACTATCTAGGGCAAAGGTGAAGAAACCATCTGTGGTTGATCCGGATCTTATCTGGTCATTACCAGACGGAGAAATACGCCGCTACGACAGGCGTCTGAACATAATCTGTAGCGAGTGCCGGAAGAGCGAAGCTATGCAGCGTGTACTGGCTTTCTATCAGGGTAATTTTCAGAAGGTGCTGTTGTGAGCCAAATTAACAATCGGAACTTCGTGAAGAGAAAGCATAATCCAAATCTGAATAATTAAGTTCAGCACTGTAAATAAAATTTAATCCTTAACTGGAGGTATATTTATGTTAAATACACAGAAAGCCATTAATGCGGAAAAATATAACGAGTGGGCAAGAAAATTCTCTGAGCAGATTTTTAAAATTACTGGCGATGGGAATGTGGCAAAAAATGAATTAGAACCGTGGACACCTGAAGGAAACGCACCAAATTATTGCTGGTGGGAGGTTGATCCGGTTGATGCTGCAAATGAAGCCATGAGTTACCACAACGATTAATGTCGGGAGGCCGCCCGAAAGGGCGGTAAGAAATGACTACATTATTCAGAAAAGAATATCCGCAAAAAAGTAGGGCGACAGAATTTTTGTTTCTCATTCTGTTTATCGTATTGATGATACCGATATCCCCTCTAATTTTTGTCTGGGCAATCGGGAAAATAATTGAGCCAGTTACTGAATTGTATACCGACGTTGTATGGGCGTCGTTCAACACACTGCACAATAAAATTAATCCGTATAAGGAAAACTGATATGGCAACTTTGACAAAAAAAGAACGGGCATGGTTAAACGAATTACAGGAAGTTCTTGATCGCTGTCCATCACCGAAAAAAATTGGCTTTTACACCATTGGCGATAAAAGCATTTACCTGTATGACCTACGCCGCATGGATGAAATCATGGAGGCTCTTGATAATCGTTCGTCGATGGATTGGTGTGTTGCTGTTCATGATATGAATGCAGGGTTTGATGAAAAGATTTTGTTCCCCTCATCAGTTGAAAGCACTGCGGGTTAAGGAGTAACACATGACCACTATTACCAAAGAACGTATTGAATTGTTCATTAAAAATCCGGTTGAAAACGGGCTTACCCGTGGTGAACAAATGGAACTGGCACGGATTGCGCTGGCATCGCTGGAAGCAGAGCCGGTGGCAAAGATTATAGCTCATTACCCATTAGGGGTTGACGTAGGCAAACAAAAATTCGTACAGGCCATTAGAGAGCTTCCTGACTTTGGCGGATATCTATTTGCCGCCCCTCCAGCGCCGATAGTGCCGGAAGAAATGTATTGGCAGGATGCGCCAGTTGAAGGCAGCAGCAAAGCGGCTGCATACGCTACAGGCTGGAACGATTGCCGCGAAGCCATGCTTCAGTCCGGAAACTTTCGGGAAAATAAAGATTCGTCAACCAATAATTTTCGGAAAATCCCGGAAGCGTCAACCAGCTCTCCGGTAACTCCGGCTCTTCTGCCTGGTGGTTTCACCATTGAGGAGGCGAAGGAATTACATGAAGACCTGGTACGCAGCCACATAAGCAAGGCCTTAAGTGGCGAAAAGATGAAAAAGAAAGATCGCGATGCTGATTTGCGCTGGATTCATGGCGTTATAGTTCAGGCAGCGTGGTTTGTAAAAGCATCACTGGAGCAGAATGCACTATCGGGCAACTATCCGGTAACTCCGGATAGTTGGATAAGCTGTAGTGAGCGAATGCCGGATACCAAAACAGCCGTTCTTGTTGCCGTGGAGTTTGACAGGAAAGGTGACTGGCGAATGAAATGGGCGACTTACATCCCGGGTCATCCTGACGCTAATGATGGGTGGATAATTCCTGGTGCGTCGTGGAAACCGTCACACTGGATGCCGCTACCAGAACCGCCGCAGGAGGTGCGCCAATGAACTGGCCTGAAGCATTTGCAATTACAGGCGTTGCTATGGCTATCGCTTTTTTAGTATATGTTATTTGTCGGTGGGGGTAAAAACGTTCGCCGGGATTAACACCAAAGGAGGGAATATGTCGGATGATATATCACTGGCAATGGAAGGTGCGCTGGCTGTTGTTGCTGTTGTGGGCGTTTACTGCCTGGTTGTGTTTTTGATGGATCGACTAGGGAACTGAATTCATTACGATATGGGAATTCCCATATCGGGTAAAAACGGTTTGCGGGAAAAGGAGAGTTAAGTAGAATTGCTGCGGGTGCTTGAGGCTATCTGTCTCAGGCATGAACACCAAAAGGCAGATAGAGAAAAGCCCCAGTTAACATTACGCGTCCTGCAAGACGCTTAACATTAATCTGAGGCCCAATCTATGTCTCACAAATGTAGGTTAGCCTCTTACGTGCCGAAAGGCAAGGAGAAGCAGGCTATGAAGCAGCAAAAGGCGATGTTAATCGCCCTGATCGTCATCTGTTTAACCGTCATAGTGACGGCACTGGTAACGAGGAAAGACCTCTGCGAGGTACGAATCCGAACCGGCCAGACGGAGGTCGCTGTCTTCACAGCTTACGAACCTGAGGAGTAAGAGACCTGGCGGGGGAGAAATCCCTCGCCACCTCTGATGTGTCAGGCATCCTCAACGCACCCGCACTTAACCCGCTTCGGCGGGTTTTGTTTTTTCTGGTCGTTCTGGTTTACAATCCATCCGTCAGCCTGAACAACTGGCACCTGCTGCGCCAGCAGAGAAAACAGATGGCGCACGATACCAAATTTTACAATTCGGATAACTCTGCCGCCCCTGCCAGCAGGCACGGGCGGCGTTCCCGCACTTTCAAATCTGACTGGTTCCAGCATCCCCCATGCACTGAAGAACAGGCCGAGTGGCTAATTCAGTGCTACCGCAGACACGGATACGAGATTAAGAAAGCCCTCAGCCTCGATTATCGTCACTGGATAATCTCCGTCAGGCTTCCTTACTCCGAACGACCACCGCGTCCGTCCCGCACATTCCAGCAACGCATCTGGAGGTAACGTGCGGGTATTACTTCGACCTGTTCTGGTACCGGAACTCGGGCTGGTGATCGTTAAGCCGGGCCGTGAATCCATGCCGGTATTCCACAATACCCGGGTACTGGTGGAGCCGGAACCGAAAAGCATGCGTAATCTGCCGTCCGGGGTCGTTCCTGCCGTTCGCCAGCCGCTGGCGGAGGATAAATCATTACTGCCATTTTTCAGCGACGAACGAGTGATTCGTGCTGCTGGTGGCGCTGGCGCATTGTCTGACTGGTTACTGCGCCATGTTAAATCCTGCCAGTGGCCACACGGTGATTATCACCACAGTGAAACCGTCATTCACCGTTATGGTACCGGCGCAATGGTGTTGTGCTGGCACTGCGACAACCAGCTGCGCGACCAGACCTCCGAATCACTCGGGCAACTTGCTCACCAAAACCTGTCTGCATGGATGATTGACGTCATACGCCATGCAATGAATGGCTCGCAGGAACGGGAATTATCGCTGGCTGAATTATCCTGGTGGGCGGTCCGCAATCAGGTGGCGGACGCGCTACCGGAAGCGGTATTACGTCGTTCGCTGGGGTTGCGTGCGGAAAAAATCCGCTCAATGTACCGTGAAAGCGACATCGTACCGGGAGAGCAGACCGCCACCAGCANAGTGGCTACACGGTGATTATCATCACAGCGAAACCGTCATTCACCGTTACGGTACCGGCGCAATGGTGTTGTGCTGGCACTGCGACAACCAGCTGCGCGACCAGACATCCGAATCACTCGGGCAGCTTGCTCAACAAAATCTGACAGCCTGGATGATTGACGTCATACGTCACGCAATAAGTGGTGCACAGGAACGGGAATTATCTCTGGCTGAATTATCCTGGTGGGCGGTCCGCAATCAGGTGGCGGACGCGCTACCGGAAGCGGTATTACGTCGTTCGCTGGGGTTGCGTGCGGAAAAAATCCGCTCAATGTACCGTGAAAGCGACATCGTACCGGGAGAGCAGACCGCCACCAGCATACTGAAGCAGCGCACAAAAAATCTTGCGCCGCTGCCTCACGCCCACCAGCAAAACCCGCCACAGGAAAAGACGGTGGTCAGCATTGCCGTTGATCCCGAGTCACCGGCTCAGTATCTCCAGCGCCAGAAATCACAACGGGAAGAGATGCCTGTATACACGCGCTGGGTAAAAACGCAGAAATGCATGACGTGTGGCAATCAGGCAGATGATCCGCATCACATCATTGGTCATGGACTGGGAGGGATGGGAACAAAGGCTGATGATTTGTTTGTTATTCCGCTGTGCCGTAAATGCCATAGCGAACTACACGCCGGGGTAAAAGATTTTGAAGAAAAACACGGCAGCCAGCTGTTGTTGCTGATTCGTTTTTTAATGCACGCGAGAAATTCGGGTGTTCTGAAGTGGAAAGCATAAATGACTGAACGCATAGAATTTGTTTTGCCTTACCCGCCAACGGTGAACACTTACTGGCGTCGTCGTGGCAGCACATATTTTGTATCAAAAGCCGGGGAGCGTTATCGCCGGGCAGTGGCGCTTATTGTTCGCCAGCAGCGGCTGAAATTAAGCCTGTCCGGAAGGTTGGCAATAAAAATTATTGCAGAACCACCGGATAAGCGCCGCCGTGACCTGGACAATATCCTGAAAGCACCACTGGATGCGTTGACGCATGCCGGACTTCTCATAGACGACGAGCAGTTTGATGAAATCAATATTGTGCGCGGTCAGCTCGTTCCTGGTGGGCGGCTGGGCGTGAAGATTTACAAAATTGAGAGTGAGTGATCGTAAATATGATATACCCGGAAATTACAGGCAAAAGCGGCGAGCATTTACGTCTAAAAACGCTGGAAGCCGTCTGGATCCAGGGGAAATTACGGATGTGGGGGCGTTGGTCGTATATAGGTGGTGGCAAACCAGGAAATATGTTCAATCAGTTGCTGGCATCCAAAAAACTGACAAAAACCGCAATCAATGAAGCCCTGCGTAGAATCAGGGAGTCAGGGATTGATAAACCAGAGCTGGAAGCATTCTTGCGAGAGATGATCGCTGGCAGACAGAAGAGCTGGTTGTCTCACTGTACTGATGCAGAGGCGTTACGCATTGATGGGGTGATAAGTAAAGCGCTTGCACGTTATCCTGGATTGATTGATATCCTGCGGCAAAGGTACGAAGGGCGGGGGATGAGTAAACGCAAAATGGCTGAATTGTTGAATGAGGTGCACCCGGAATGGTGTTTTAGTACATGCGAAAAGCGAATTGCTAATTGGTTGGCTGTTGCTGAATATGCGCTATACATCCCTATGCGAGAATCGTTTGCTCAAAAAATGTCTTGATTTTTTACGCATAAACTGTTTCAATCCAGCTACGCTTCGCAAAGCTATACCGCGAGGCGAATAGCAGACATGGACACCTGAAAGAACCCGCTTTATGCGGGTTTTTTTATGTCTGAAAAACGGCACAGAACATTAAACGCGCTGGTAGTTGTGAATACTGGTCTTTCAGCTTGCTGGCTTTTTCGACAAGAGGTATTGGTATGTCACGTTAACCGGAAAAGGGAAAAAAGCATGCTAAAACAGCAGGATATGACCGAAACCGCCAGAGTGGTGTTTAATGAATTAAGCGTCACCGAACCGGCGACCGTCGGGGAAATTGCGCAGAATACTTACCTTTCACGCGAACGCTGCCAGTTAATACTGACTCAGCTTGTTATGGCGGGTCTGGCAGATTATCAGTTCGGTTGTTACAGACGCCTTCCGCAGTGAAGGCTTTTTAATTTGTGGTAATGGGCGGCTGGTGGGTGTTAGCGGCACCTGCCAGCCATCTGCTCATGCGTTGGGGTCACAAGCAAACCTCAGGCCCATCTGCTTTGCGCAAAAGCGGTATGAGCCTATCAGAGAAGTGCTTATTGATCTATGATTAATACTGTAAAAATATCCAGTTGTGAGTTAATCAACGCTGATTGCCTGGAATTTATCCAGACCTTACCGGAAAACTCTGTCGATCTGATAGTCACAGACCCGCCATACTTTAAAGTGAAGCCCGAGGGCTGGGATAACCAGTGGGAGGGCGACGATGATTACCTGAAATGGCTGGACCAGTGTCTGGCGCAGTTCTGGCGGGTACTGAAGCCTGCCGGAAGTCTTTACCTGTTCTTTGGTCATCGCCTGGCATCTGACACCGAAATCATGATGCGTGAGCGCTTTAATGTGCTGAACCACATTATCTGGGCGAAGCCGTCCGGACGCTGGAACGGGTGCAATAAGGAAAGTCTGCGGGCGTATTTTCCGGCAACAGAGCGCATTCTGTTTGCAGAACATTATCAGGGACCGTATCGCCCGAAAGATGATGGCTATGTGGCACAGGGGCGCGAGCTAAAACAGCACGTCATGGCCCCGCTGATTTCTTACTTTCGTGATGCGCGTAAATCACTGGGAATAACGTCAAAACAGATAGCGGAAGCCACCGGAAAGAAAAACATGGCTTCGCACTGGTTTGGTACCAGTCAGTGGCAGTTACCGAACGAGGGTAATTACAACAAATTGCAGGCGTTGTTTGCGCGTGTTGCGGCAGAAAAACATCAGCGCGGGGAACTGGAAAAGCCACACCACCAGCTGGTCAGCACATACAGTGAGCTGAACCGGCAGTATACGGAACTGCTGAGTGAATATAAAAATTTGCGGCGGTATTTCGGTGTGACGGCGCAGGTTCCGTACACCGATGTCTGGACGCATAAACCGGTGCAGTACTATCCAGGGAAACATCCGTGCGAAAAACCGGCAGAAATGCTGCAGCAGATAATCAACGCGAGCAGTCGTCCGGGAGACCTGGTTGCAGATTTTTTTATGGGTTCAGGTTCAACGGTAAAAGCGGCGATGGCACTGGGGCGTTGTGCGATTGGTGTTGAGCTGGAGACAGGACGTTTTGAACAGACAGTCAGGGAAGTTCAGGATTTAATCGTTTGAAACGGATGGGATTGCAGAATTAATTACGCACCATTATTATTCTGCTACCGGCCCTTTAGCTCAGTGGTGAGAGCGAGCGACTCATAATCGCCAGGTCGCTGGTTCAAATCCAGCAAGGGCCACCATCACATACCGCCATTAGCTCATCGGCAGAGAGCGTCAGCTTTCGAAACTGGCTGTGTGGGGCCCGGGTCCCCGATGGCAATCCATTATCTGCATTATGCGTTGTTAGCTCAGCCGGACAGAGCAATTGCCTTCTAAGCAATCGGTCACTGGTTCGAATCCAGTACAACGCGCCATATTCATTCTTCCAGATTTCTTCCGGCAGAGCCTTATACTGGAATATACCTGGCTCAGTATATTGTTGAAAATATTATATGTTTGTCAAAAATAAAAGTTCTGTTAAGTATTGATTGAGTGTTTGTTATACGGTCTAATGGTTTTTTCAGTATTAAATATTTATCATTCATATGGTGTGGGTAGAGTGAATATTGATGAGGCGTCGGGGTGTTTCATCCTTAGGCAGCGTATTGATATAGTCAATGCAGCACGAGCAAAGGCCTTCAGCCGTTTGACAGTTTTGTTCTGTACTCCTGATCGTCTTTTGGGAAGAGACGTTATTATTCTGAATAGTGATGCTATACAGAGGGTTTGCGATGAGTTCATGGTTGCTAATTCAGAATTATTTGCTCTTGTTCAGGAGTACAACAGAATAGCCAGGACCTGTGGTATGGATGAACTTCGGATTACTCATCTGGGGTAGATACATATCTGGATTATCACCTGTTACGGTAAAAAGTGATTGCTTACTGTTTTTGTGAATGGCATTGCAGCAGCCGGATAATGTCAGTGCTGGCTGACGGTGTGCTGGTGGCGGGTGTGGTGGTTGTTGCTTTCCCGTTGCTGAAAAAGAAAACGCCAGACTGTTAGCCGGGTATCAGTTAGCGGGAGAAATTTTTAAATACTTCACAATTCAGGCGGTTGACTGTTGTCTGGTTTGCGGGGAGTTTGTTAAAAGAAACTGGCATGGTGAATCCCCCTGTGCGGAGGGGCAATCAGCGAGTAGGTATATGGGATAATCGCGGATTCAGGTGCTGGTACTGAATTCACCGGGAGGCACCCGGCACCATGCAATGGCACATAGCGCCACTCTCCAGCCCCTCTCCGGAGGGGCTGTTTATATTGATTTTGTCAGATGTGAGTAAACTCCTTATGGACTTTGTTGTTTTAGTCCATAAGGACATATTTGCAGAGTGCAACGGTTATTAAAGCATTCATTCAATACGTTATCTGTATTTGTAGGGCATTCCTGGCTGTTTTTGATTAAATTCCAGAATGTTTTATTGAATGGTACTACGTTGTAAATGGTTACAGGTAGCACTTTGTTATTGAGCATGATGCCTGTGTGAGTCAGTGTAAATATACTTTCAGGAGGTAAGAAAGCATCCGATTGATACCAGATTATTAATTTTATTTTACTCCATATGACTGAAAAAGATATTCCGCATGATGGCTGGATAACTGTATCAATCACAATCCACTTCATTTACTTTCCTTGTTTATGCCTTGCTGGTGATGTTCTGAAAAGTATAAATGATATTTTTGAATTAAACCATAGAGCAGAATTATTTTTCTGATGTTGTTTATTGTTTATTTAAATACAGGGTGGTTTATATCTCGTCTTGTAGTTTATCCATGCATATCTGCTTGATAATCAGGTTTTTATTTAAGGTATGGTTTTGTGTTTTTTCTGTATTACATGTCAGGTATTTTAAAGAATTATTTTTCAGATGGTGGAAAGAACCATGGCATTTAAACACTATGATGTTGTCAGGGCTGCGTCGCCGTCAGATCTTGCGGAAAAGCTGACACATAAACTGAAAGAGGGCTGGCAGCCGTTTGGTAGTCCGGTGGCCATAACCCCTTATACTCTGATGCAGGCGATTACAGCAGAAGGTGATGTGGTGGTCAGTGGTGCAACTGAGCCGGATTGGTACTACGTCATCGTACTGGCCGGGCAGTCCAATGCCATGGCTTACGGTGAAGGGCTTCCGCTGCCGGATTCATACGATGCTCCGGATCCGCGCATTAAACAGCTGGCGCGCCGCAGTACAGTGACGCCGGGTGGGGCTGCCTGCAGATATAACGATATTATTCCGGCCGACCACTGCCTGCATGATGTGCAGGATATGAGTACGCTGAATCATCCGAAGGCAGACCTGAGCAAAGGGCAGTACGGCTGTGTCGGCCAGGGCTTACATATTGCCAAAAAACTGCTTCCGTATATCCCGAATAACGCGGGGATCCTGCTGGCACCATGCTGTCGTGGTGGTTCGGCATTCACCCAGGGCGCGGAGGGGACATTCAGTGCGGACACGGGGGCCAGCCAGGATTCGGCACGCTGGGGTGTGGGTAAACCGTTATATCAGGACCTGATTGCGCGCACTAAAGCTGCATTACAGAAGAACCCGAAAAATGTGTTGCTGGCGGTGTGCTGGATGCAGGGAGAGTTTGACATGAGCGCCGCCACCTACGCACAGCAACCTGCGCTGTTTACAGCCATGCTGAAGCAGTTTCGTGCTGACCTCACTGTGTTTAACGCGCAGTGTCATGGTGGCAGTGCTGTAAATGTGCCGTGGATTTGTGGTGACACGACGTATTACTGGAAAAATACATACGCTACCCAGTACGACACCGTGTACGG